TATATGTCTTCTATTTGTTCTCATTCCCCGAGAGATTATCAAATAGATGGAGTACACGATGCTTTAAGACATAATAGAAAATTATTGATATCACCAACTGCCTCAGGTAAATCTCTGATGATTTATTGCATAGTAAGATACTATGTAGATAAAGGGCAAAAAATTCTTTTAGTTGTTCCAACGACATCTTTAGTAGAGCAGATGTACAAGGATTTTGAAGATTATGGTTGGGATGCTGATTCATATTGCCACCGTATATATTCAGGTAGAGAAAAAACTAATGAACATTCAGTCACAATTACAACGTGGCAATCTGTATATAAATTAGAGCGTTCATTTTTTGAAAATTATAATGTAATTATAGGAGATGAAGCTCATTTATTTAAGAGTAAATCTTTAGTTGACATTATGACTAAACTTCATCATGCAAAATATCGTTTTGGATTTACTGGTACTTTGGACGGAACGCAAACTCATAAATGGGTTCTTGAAGGATTATTTGGACCATCATATAAAGTAACAAGAACTTACGAGTTGATGGAACAAGGGCACATTTCTCAATTGGATATTCGTTGTCTTGTTCTTAAGCATCCACCTCAAAAATTTGAAACTTATGAAAATGAAATACAATATCTTATTCAACATGAACAAAGAAATAAATTTATTACAAATCTTTCTTTAGATTTAAAAGGAAACACTCTTGTTCTCTTTTCTAGAGTTGAAGCACATGGATCTATACTATATGAAAGAATAAATAACATTAAACGAGATGATCGTAAAGTATTTTTTATTCATGGTGGAGTGGACACTGAAGAGAGAGAATTAGTTAGAGAAATTACAGAAAGAGAAAATAATGCAATTATTGTTGCTTCTTATGGAACTTTCTCTACTGGAATTAATATAAAAAATTTACATAATGTAATTTTTGCTTCTCCAAGTAAATCAAGAATCAGAAATCTTCAATCAATTGGAAGAGTTTTAAGAAAAGGGAAAAATAAAACAAAAGCAGTTCTTTATGATATATCTGATGATTGTACATACAATTCAAGAAAAAATTATACCTTAAATCACCTCATTGAAAGAATAAAAATTTATAATGAAGAAAACTTTAATTACGAAATAATAACTATACAACTTAAAAAAGATGGGAATTGAAGAAGATTTTTATTGCACAGTCAAACTAAAAACTGGTGAAGAAATATTCGCTAAAATAGCAGCTTCCGAAGAAGAGGATAGAACATTACTTATAGTTTCTAACCCTATAACTGTAGATGAAATTAAAGGTAAATCTGGAGTTATAGGATATAAATTAGAACCATGGTTAAAAACATCAAAAGAAGATATGTTTATTATTGACTTAAAAGATGTTTTAACTCTTTCTGAATCTTCCGATATTGAAATGATTATGATGTATCAAACTTATGTCAGACAATCCTTAAAAAACTCTACAAAAGAATCTAAAATTAATCGTAGAATGGGATACCTAGCAAATGTAAATGATGCTAAAGAAATCTTAGAGAAGATTTATAAGAATAGATAGTATTATTCATCAAACCCAACAAAGGTATTCTACACAGTTATTACAACCTTGTCAATTATTTGTATAAATGCTATAATCTATACATAATAATAATGAACCTTTATGATCACTACCGCAGTTATGACCAAAAGAAAAAGGTCTGAGCATTATGTAAATAATAAAGATTTTCTTTCTGCTCTTATTAAATATAGGGAAGATGTAGAAATAAGTTTTATTAAAAAGTATGGAAGAGAGCCAACTAAAGATGAGTGTGGTAAAAGTTGGGAAACAAAACCCCCAATTCCACGTTATATTGGAGAATGTTTTTTAAAAATTGCAAATCATCTTTCCTTTAAGCCTAATTTTGTAAATTATATGTTTAAAGAAGATATGATTTCTGATGGTATAGAAAATTCAGTTCAATATATTCATAATTTTAATCCAGATAAATCTCAAAATCCTTTTGCTTATTTTACTCAAATTATCCATTATGCATTTTTGAGACGTATTCAAAAAGAGAAGCGTCAATTGGAAATTAAAAATAAAATTCTTGAACGTTCTGGGTTCTCTGAGGTTTTTGACGATAATTTGATTGACGGATCCAATTATAGTGATTACAATACTATCAAAGACGTAGTACATAGTAAATTGAGGTATTAATGCGTATTGCTTTAATTACAGATACTCACTGGTCTGCTCGCAAATCTTCAAGATTGTTTCATGATTATTTTGAACTTTTTTATAAGAATGTGTTTTTTCCTACTTTAGAAAAAGAAGGAATTGATACAGTTATTCATATGGGGGATGCTTTCGATAATCGTAAAAGTATTGATTTTTGGGGATTGGAATGGACTAAAAAAGTTGTCTTGGAACCACTTTCAAAATATAATGTTCATCTAATTACTGGGAATCATGATGTGTATTTTCGTAATACTAATCAAATAAATTCTCCCCAACTTCTTCTTAAGGATTATCCAAACATAACAACATATTCAACTCCAACTGAAATTAAAATAGATAATCTTGATATTTTACTTCTTCCTTGGATTTGTTCCGATAATGAGCAGCAATCTTTGAGAATGATTCAGAAAACCAAAGCAAAAATTGCTATGGGGCATTTAGAGCTTCAGGGGTTTCGTGTAAATCATTCCTTAGTTATGGAACACGGATTAGAACCAGATATTTTTAATAATTTTAAAAAAGTATTTTCTGGACATTATCACACTCGTTCTGATAATCAAACCGTATTTTACATAGGAAATCCTTATGAAATTTATTGGACTGATGTAGAGGATACTCGCGGATTTGCTATTTTTGATACTGAAACCCTAGAGCATACTTTAATTGATAACCCATACAGGTTATTTTATAACATTTACTATGAAGACATTGATCATAAGACCTTTGATGTAAGAGATTATGAGAATAAAATTGTAAAGGTAATTGTTCGCAAAAAAACCGACACTAAAGAATTCGAAAAGTTTATTGATAAACTTTATTCTTCTAATATTTCTGAACTTAAGATTATTGAGAATTTTTATATTCAGGAATCTAATGAATTTGAAACTTTTGAATCCGAAGATACTCTTTCAATTTTGAATAGATATATTGAGGAGGCAGAAGTAAATCTTGATAAATTTGTAGTCCGAAAAATACTTCAAGAAGTTTATCAAGAAGCGTGCGAAATGATTTAATGTTTATTCTAACAATTAATGGCAGAGAGTCTGAAGGTGCATATTCTGTACTAAATGATGAAGGGGATCATATCTTATATCTTTTTGAAGAGGAAGATGATGCTACAAGATATGCTATGATGTTAGAAGAAGATGATTATCCAGAAATGCATGTAATAGAGATAGAAGATGATGTAATACTAAAAACTTGTGAAGTATATGGGTATCAATACGCAATTATTACGTCTAATGACATTGTAATTCCACCAAATAATTCTGATTATGATTTTATTTAAAACTATAAAATGGCGTAATTTTCTTTCTACGGGGCAGCATGAAACAGAACTTGAATTTACAAAAAATTCAACAAACTTGATTATTGGTACGAATGGCGCAGGAAAAAGCACTGTATTGGATGCTTTATGTTTTGTTTTATTTGGAAAAAGTTTTAGGCGTATTAATAAACCACAACTCATTAACTCTGTAAATGATAAAGATTGTAGAGTTGAGATTGAATTCGATGTTGGTAATATATCTTGGAAAGTTATTAGAGGTATAAAACCTAATATTTTTGAAGTATATCGTGATGATTCACTTTTAGATCAATCTGCTACTGTATTGGACCAGCAAAAGTGGTTAGAGCAGAATGTTATAAAAATGAATTTTAAAAGTTTTACTCAAATTGTAATATTGGGTTCTAGTACTTTTGTTCCTTTTATGCAACTTTCTACTGCTCATCGTAGAGAAGTGATTGAAGATTTGCTTGATATTAAAATCTTTTCTTCAATGAATAATATTATTAAAGAAAAGATTCGTTCTGTTAAGGAAGATATTAAAGTTCTTGGACTCAAAAAAGAATCTCTTCTCGATAAAGTTCAGATGCAAGAAGAGTTTATTGAAGAACTTGAAAATCGCGGAAAAGATAATATAAGTAATAATAAACAAAAAATTTCAGATTTAGATAAAGAGATAGAACAATATTTAATTGAAAATAGTTCTTTAGAAGAACCTCTTCAAGAACTTATTAAAGAGCAAGATGCTATTACTGGATATGCTGAGAAACTTCGTAAGATGGTTAACTTGAAAGGTAAAATTTCCGAAAAAGTATCAACCATTACTAAAGAGCATAAATTTTTTAGTGAAAATACGGTATGCCCTACTTGCACCCAGCCAATTGAGGATGATTTCAGAATAAATAAGATTAATGACGCTCAAAATAAAGCAAAGGAGTTGCAATCTGGTTATAAAGAACTAGAGGAGGCAATTAAAGAGGAAGAGAAGCGAGAGCGTCAATTCAATTCTCTATCGAAGGAGATTTCAAATCTAACGAATGGTATTTCTCAAAACAATATTAAGATTAATGGATTGCGGAGACAAATCCGAAATCTTGAATCGGAAATTCAAAAAATTACCGAACAACTTGCAAACCGAAATTCTGAACATGAAAAGTTAGAATCCTTCAAAGACAATTTAAAAACTACATACGACGAACTCGCTTCTAAAAAAGACTCAATTAACTATTACGATTTTTCGTATAGTTTACTAAAAGACGGTGGAGTAAAATCCAAAATCATTAAGAAGTATCTACCGCTGATAAATCAGCAAGTTAACCGTTATCTTCAGATGATGGATTTCTACATCAACTTCACTCTTGATGAGGAATTTAACGAAACCGTCCAGTCTCCGATTCACGAAGATTTCTCTTATGCTTCTTTTAGTGAGGGGGAGAAAATGAGAATCGACCTAGCACTTCTTTTCACTTGGAGAGAAGTTGCAAGAATGAAGAACTCGGTCAATACAAATCTATTGATTATGGATGAAGTGTTTGATAGTTCACTTGATGGATTTGGAACAGAAGAGTTTCTTAAAATTATTAATTATGTAATTAAAGATACTAATGTCTTTGTTATTTCCCATAAGACTGGACTTGAAGATAGATTTGAACGAGTTATAAAATTTGAAAAAATAAAAGGATTTAGTCGGATGGTTAATGTCTGACCACTTTTAAAACTGTCTATTGTAGCAGACATTTGCAAAGAACTGCTGCTACAATATTAGAAGTTCAAAAGCACACCAGATGTCCGTTAACCTAGAAGTCAAAGGTTCTCTTGCCAAATGTCTGGCAACTGAAAACCTGATTATTGAACACAAGAAAGTTCCGACTGCAATGTTCGATGTGGACCGTCGTGTTCTGACTCTTCCTACCTGGGATAAAGCATCTGCGACTGTCTATGACCTTTTGGTAGGACACGAAGTTGGACACGCACTGTTCACCGATAATATTGACTGGACTGTAGATTATCCCGAAGTTCCTAAAGACTTTGTGAATGTTCTTGAGGATGTTCGTGTCGAACGTCTGATGAAGAAAAAGTATCCTGGTCTTTCTCGGACTTTCTACAATGGTTATAATGAACTGAACACTGATGACTTCTTTTCAACCAAGGAAGAGAACCTGGATGAACTGACTTTCATTGACCGAATCAATCTTTACTATAAGATTGGAGCATTTCATAACATTGCTTTCTCTGATGAAGAGAATGAGTTTCTGACTCGTGCAATTCAGACTGAAACGTTTGATGAAGTGTTGCAACTTTCTCGGGAGATTGTTGAGTTTGTGAAATACAAACGTGAAAAAGTAGATTCTATGCCTACTCAAGGTGGTGGGGAAGAAATGTCTGGTCCTGGTGGTGAGGAAGTAGAAGGTCCGCAGGGTTCTTCTTCTGAAAATGGAGAGAATCAAGATGGGCAGAACCAAAGTAATCTTCAGCAAGATTCGCAGGGTCAGTCTCAAACTGAAGGCGAATCCTTTGGCGATGATATGAATAAGTCTATGGAAGCACCGAATGGTGGTGGTTTCGGTCAGGAAGCAAGCAACAAGCACGAGAAAACTAATCGTGATGAGATGACTTCCAAGACTTCTCGTTCCTTTGATGAAAAGTCCCAAAACCTTGTGGATAAGTATGCCCAGGAGACTAACTATGTCGAACTTCCCAAGATGAATCTTGAGACGATGGTAATTCCTAATGAATTCATTCATAGTAAGGCAAAGTACTTCTACGAGAATTGTGGAACTTATTACGCAGAAACCTTCAAGGTTGCTTGTCAGGAATACACTACCTACAAGAAATCTGCAGAGAAAGAAGTTTCTTATCTGGTAAAAGAGTTTGAGTGTAAGAAGTCTGCAGACCAGTATGCTCGTTCTAGCATTGCTCGCACGGGTGTTCTAGATACTTCTAAACTCCATACCTATAAGTTCAACGAAGACCTGTTTAAGAAGATTTCTGTGGTCCCTGACGGTAAGAATCACG